TCACCTGCTACGCTACCATGCTTAACTTTAGCATTTGGATCTATTTCCAATTTGCCTCTCATAAGCTTAGCTTCATTAGCAGAAGATAATTCTCCGTGTTTAACTTTATCCATCATGATAATTCTCCTGTTATTTATTAATAATCTTTTTCATCAGCCATACTAAATAATGATTGCTGAATGTGTTCAGAACCAGATTTAGTAGGATAATCAATTTTCTTTAGAACAACATCTGCTTCATATTTACCTGGAGCATGTTCTTTAAAGTCAATATTAACTGATTCTCTGTTTGGCTGTTTGCCATCAGAAGCTTCACTTAATTCGCCTTGTTTAACTTTATTTTTAATATCAAAATTAATTTCCATTATTCCTCCTCATCTTCATCTTCAAAATCACTTTCATCTAAACTTCCATTACCTTCTTCTAATTCAGATGTATCTAAAACTTTCTGTTCTAATTCGTCCAGATCGTCTCTTATATGTTCAATGATATCTTCGATTGATTTTTCTTTTTTCTTTTTAGCCATAGTGATACCTATATTTTAAATTTTTTAATTGATAAAACATTTTTGGTTGGTATGGTTGTATAGTTACCACCTTGCTTTATTTGATTATTGTCTTCAAAACTAAAATCGGACATTATGATTGTAACATTAGAATTTTGTGTAACCAACCATCCAATGCTACAACATATTGCCGTTTTAGATTTCTTAATATCTATAATATCTTCCCAGCTATTATTACTGACAATATCCTCCCAATATATTTTTACTAGAGGATATGGAAAATTTTTGTTATTTAGTTCTGGTATTTTTAGCTTTCTTGACACCTTTTAGCTTACCAGATTTTTCCATGGCATAGAATACGGATTCACCTTTTTTCTTACCGTATTGCTTTGTCATAGCTTTTTTAATCTTAGTTCCTTTTTTACTTAGAGGCATACTAGTATTTTGCTTTCATTTTTTTGTTAGTTTTCTTAGCGTACTTCTTAGCTGCTTCTTTTCCCTTTTTTGTGTATGGGAATTTTTTCTTTCCTACCATCGGCATAGTTTATTTCTCCTATTTAATTAATAACCAAATTTTCTATCTACTGGTGTAAAATCCGAAAGGATTGGTTTGAACCTTTCTGCGTAACCAGGATGTGTTGGTCTACTCATACAACCATATCTTAATGCATCGTATGCGTGATCTTCTGCAGTAGTATCTACGTCTTCAGGATTGCTGCTATCTACTGGAAGAGCACTTAGGGTTTTAATTAAATTTCTGCAATTGGAAAAAATTCTAATACCAGGTTGCTCATCCTTAAGCATTAATCTTTTATGTATTTCTAACTTACCACTAATTCTACTTCGTGGTGAACGATCAGAAGGTCTCCATCTGCAGCCTTGTTGAATCATTGTCTCAGCAATACTTGGTCCTACATCACCTCGTCTTGCCCAAGTACTAGAGTCTAATACTCCGTACTGTATATATTCGCTTTGTTCTAAATCTAATACTTGTCTGGCGAATTTGTCAGCCGTAACTTTAGATGTGTAAAGTTCTCGATAAATCCAAAGATTATTATCATAATCAACTGCAAACCATAACACACAAGCAGGAGAAGAATAGCCCCAGTCTGCAGCCCTAAATTTATACCAACCTCTAGGTATCTCAAAGGGTTCCACCACGTGTGTGATCTTATTAAATTCAGGAAACGCTGAGTTCTCGTATGCATCCCAATCTCCATCTAAAAATTGTTTTCGTTGTACTTCTGGTAAAGATGCAAGCATGATGTAATAATCATCAGTCTGCATCAAGTACGGATTATCTTGTAACTTAGCTGGTATAAATCTTCTTGTAATTGATTTAACTCCAGCAGGTGTATTTATCTTTACTTCAAATGCTTTATTAGGTTCACCTGGTTCTACGAACATTTCTCGTACCCAACCTGATCCTACGTTACCTGGGTTTCCTGTGGCTCTCATGAATACAGGAATCTCTTTGTCAACTGATCGTAAAGATGACCTTAAAAAATTATATATATCTGGCGAAGGATATTGTGGAAGTTCGTCTATTCCTATCCATGTGTACGATTGACCTTGGTAACGTAAAACGTCCTGCATGTTTTCTGCGTAACCAAACTCTATCTTTGCTCCCGAGGGAAATCGCCACTCTTTTTCTTGCTCTCTCCATTTGGCTCCTGGAAATGCTTTTGAGTATAACATCTGAGACTTTTGAATTAAGTCTCGTAACTCAGGCATTGTCCTTCTAATTAGGAGTGCTCTATGATTTGTCTTCTGACAATATCTAAGTGGATCAACCAACATCGCATATGATTTACCACCACCTCTAGCTCCGCCATAAAATACTTCTCTTTCAGAAGCTGCAAGAAATTGTGTTTGTGGACCTTCATTAGGTTTAAAAATTATTTCTTGACCTTTTATGTGCTCTTGTATTGCTTGAGGAGCACTCTCGATTATATCTTCAGTAAGTAGCTTTGTTTCTTTTCCGTCTAATGCTTCGTTTATAGTTAACAGTTTACTCTTAACATTTTCCGCATGACGTTTAGCAGAACGTAACGCTTGCTCTGCTGTAGCAACTTTCTTACGAGTTCTCTCTAATATCTCTTTCGCTGATCTCTTGGCTTTCTGCTTCGGTGTTTTCTTGGGCCTTGGCGGTAATACCATTGATGATTCGTTTTTTAAGTCCGACATGCGAAATGTATCTTCCTGTTGCTCTGTGTAGCCACTTAGCTGTTTCTCTATATGAACAAGTCTTTAAATATTCTTTAGCTTGTTTTAATGCTTCTAATTCTGATTTAACTGGTTCAATATAATTTGGATCACTTGATTCTTTAAATCCAAAAGGAATTGTTCTAGCTCTTCTCTTGATCTTTATCGGTTCCATCTTTTGCTGGTAATATAAATATTCCGTGTAGAGATTTCATATTAATATCTAATTGATCTTTTTTAGTTATTCCTACACGATCAAGAATTTGTGTGGCAGCAGCTAATCGAATATTGGCGTGTGGAGTCGTGCCATCTTCTTCTAAGAGATCTACCATTTTAGATGCTGCCTTAGCAGAGTAGGTAGACAGGTGAGTTTCTGCTAATTCAATAATCTCTTTTTTTAAATTCCGTACAACCTTTGGATATGAGGTTGGTGCATAGCCTGCTATTTCAGCAGCTCGTTTAGGATCCCCTTTTGCTTCTCCAAATAGAGCCTCTAGAAACTTTTCTTGAGTATCTGTTAAGCTTCGCTTTGGACTTGTTATTATAGAAGAATCCGTTTCTTGCATTTATTAATTCCATGAATTCACTAAAAGGTAACTCTAGTGCTTTTTTAGTCAATTCTATTTTTGAATTGTGCATTTAGATAATCTCTTAAAGAATCAAAACCTTTATCTTCAACTTCTTGTTTAGTAACCGCAGCAAACTGCTTACCATCATATGTGAATGATTTTTTTCCTGCTTCTCTAGCTTCTTGAAAAGCTTTTGAGAATGAAGTCATAGTTGGTTCCATTTTTTCTGCACCAGCAGCTCTAGGTGATTTAGATTTAGTCAAAGACATTTTTTCTGCACCAGCAGCTCGTGGAGATCTCTTGGTACCTACAGCAGATGTAGTACCAATTAGATCATCTTCCAATGATTCTATTTGTTTTTTCTTTAATGCTTTATCGTACTTAGGAAATATTCCACCTGTTCCTTTGGGAAACAAAGGTTGAGAGAATAGTTTCTTAAGTCTTGATTCTTTTTTAGCCATATAGTTATCCTTGTTAGTTAGTAATCCCTAGGAGATTACTTACAGTTGTAAATCAGTGATGACCTTGTTTATATCCATATGATATTTTTAAACGTGTGTGTCCCTTTGATTTACAAAAGCTTATAGTTATATATATTATAGTGATAAATATCATTTTGTCAAGTACTATTTTTAATTATTTTTATTTTTATTTAAAGTTACTCTTGACAAAATGGCTAGAGGGGTGTATAATGTACATAGGTACCCACCAGGGGGGCCATATATATATTATTTAGGTAGATATATATTTACCCCCTAGGGAATTCCACGGGATAAGGCCAGAATAATTTACCCCCATAACTGGTTTACAGGGGTACCTGGGATTTTCTGGTATTGCTATATGTACCTACACCACCACCCCCCCTGCCCCCTGCGTACCCCCTAGAAATTTCTTAATCATTTTGCACAGATATATTAATTGATAATTAAAAACTAGCTGGGGCAAGCTGGGGAATACCCTAATAATATTTTGGTTATCACTTAGGAACACTCGGGGTAGTGTGGGATTTTGTACCTATAACCCCCCCTGTTAATCACTCAGGAATTATTCAGGAATTGTTGAG